CCCCCCTTTCAGAGCAAGAAAAAACCCTCGGCACCACAACCGAGGGTTATTCTATACGCATATTCAGCGCGGCACCATTATATGCGTATTTTTTTTCTATACTGCCGCTTCAGCGCCCCTTTGAGTGTCTGAAGCCGTGCGCCCGTGGCGCTCTTCGACAGACCCATCTCTTCGGCGATTTCCGCTACGGTCTTGCCCTCGAAGAAGTGTTTCCGAAGGAGCGCCTGTTTCTTCTCCGGCAACTCGCCCAGGGCGTCCATCAAACCTTGCAAGCGTGGGTCGGCCTTCCTCGGGCGCTCGGGGATAATATCTACCCAGAAGCGTTCCATAGCCGTAAGCCTACGCTTGCGCGAGATTTGATGGCTTATGGCTTGGCGTTTCACTGCGACATGAAGCAGTGTCACAAAGGCTCCCTTCTTCGGATCGAAAGAAGCGATGTTCTTCCAGACTCGGATGACCGCTTGCTGCACCGAGTCCTTGGCGGAATCGTGGCACCCTAGGACTGCCTCGGCGGTCCTCACCAGCTTTGCAAAATTGTCGGCGACGGCTTGGTTAAATTCTTCTTCGGTCATTTCAATTTGACGCAGTAGCCGCTCTTAAGCTGCTCATCGGGGGATTTGGATGTCAGGTGCCACCCTTTGCAAAAATCGCAGTGGTAGGGCCAAAGCCGCCTGTCTTTTTTGACCCATATTTCCGCCCCCCGCTTTCGAGCGGTTATGAGGTTGGGATACCACAGCTTCCTCCTGCACCACTTCGGGACTTTCATGGTTCCCTGAGCCTTTGGTTCATTGCTTCAATTCGCTCTTCTATGTCAGAGAAGTAGGGTATCTGTTCGGCGTTATACCACATGCTACCGTCTTCCCAGTATAACTCGTTTTTCTCCATCCTGTTCGTCCCCTTCGCATCTGGGTATTCTCGCTTGATGTAGGCGAGCATGGCTTTTTTAGTTTTAAAGGCGGCGTCGGGTAAGCCCCGATCTGACCCCTTAAAGGCGCTGGATAATAGGTATATTTTCATTTAGTTGTTTTCTCGTAGGCTTCGACGGCGTCCCGAAGGGCGTAAATGAACCCAGCGGTCGGCGCGGTATCTTTCCAACTCGGCTGATCCCAGCGGGCGATAAGCTCTTTGGCCTTTTCCGCTATGACATCCGCTCGTTCAAGGTCGCCAATCACTCGGTCATGCGCTTCATCGGACTTGCGGGCGCTGATACGCGCCACGTCCCGTTCGGCGTGCATGACTTTGAGTTGCATCTTCAACTCATCGCGTTCACGCCTCAACACGCACATAGGTCTCTGGCATTGGTCGTGACAACTGTGTATCGAACTGGCTTTTATGTTTTCCAGTTGCCTTATCGCCTCGTCGCGCTCGCGCTCGCGTTCCAGTTTCTGCGCGTGTTCGTAGTCTGAGCCGTTGAAGAGTTCGAGTTGTTCTTGTTGCATAGGTTGTGAGGTTATTACTGACAATGTGGGGTTGTGGATGTTCAAAAAAGGTGCCCGCCTTCCGTGGTTAGGCCACACGCGGCGGGCTTGCGTGATGAAAAAGGCATCAGCCAGAACCAAATTAAAAGGCTGCACCTTGACCAGGACACTCACGGCTTATCCAAATTTCACGGTTATTACTCTTTCATAGGAGCAAATACCACAGGCTCAGGCGCATCCACCCAAGGCATGAAGATTTTAAATTTCAGAGATTTCTTTGAGAGTGGCGACTTTGGGATGACCTCTACCCCTAGGTCGCCCTTGGCTGCTAGTTCGCGCAGCCGAGCGGATATTATTGTTTGGGTCAGCCCCCTCAGTTGCTCGGGGCTATTACGGAAGCAAGCTCCAAGCTCGTCGAGCAAGGCAGAAGCCGTTCCAATGAAGGGGACTGCGCGTTCTGCACTGGTTCGACGCGCCCACCACTCATTGAGTTTTTCATGGACGGCTCCCGTGTTAGACGACTGAAACTGCTTTTCTTTAATTTCGTCAGCTACGATTGCTTGAATGCCGTAGCGGCCCCTGCGGTCTATAACATCTTCCGGTGCCTCCCACTTGAGGAGCCATGCAAGAAAGTGCGGGAGTTCCGTATTTTCAAGGTTGTCGAATACATCGGATGGTGGGTGGTCGGCCCATGACTTCATGTAAACGCCTACAATCTTGTCCGCGTTAGAGAGTTCCATTGTCGGCATGAGGCGAATCGAAATAGGGTCATCGTTGAGCGCCAGCACGACACGCCCCTTCCACTCCACTTCCGTAGGTGTCTGGTATTTCTCGTGATACATGTGGCTGCCGTGGGCTACCAACTTCTTCAAGGCGCTGGCGTAGGCGAGGCGCCTGTCCTCAGAGCTTGCCCCTTGGCTATCGTCGATGACTGCTAAGGGAGCCCTGAACACTTCAGCGTTGAACCCCCCAGCTTGACCCGCAGCCATATTACTCATGTCGGAGAACCCACCCATTGCAGGCTTGAGAACCTTGTGGATTGTCCAACTCTTGTAACAGTGAACCGGACCAACAAGGGCTAATATCTGCCCTAGGGCTGGGTCGCCTGCAAGAGCGGATGCGTAGAACCGCTTAAACCAAGCAAGAAACAAGTTCCTGTATTGGTCTGATGCAAAGACATTATCGTAAACCTGCGCGATGAGCGGGAACTTTTCGCCCCATGCGCCTGCGGTGTCTGCTGGCTGCATGGCTTTGACCATCGACAGGTTGAGGAACTTACGACCGCTCTTGTCCACGATGTCGTCGTGGTGGTAAAGGAACGGGGCAGCGCCGTCAACGCGGCGGCTTTTGAGGATCGTCCGCAGCGCGATGTCAATCTGCGAAGCGACCTGACCCTTTGCTGCCTTGGCGCTTAGGCCGCGTCCCTTGAGTTCCACATGCACCATGCTGGTAGCCAGCGGTCTCCACCAACCGTCCTCGGCCTTGTCGTAGAAGTTCTTGCCGTCGAATGCGAAGTCTTGAAAGCTGGCGGGGTCGAGAACCGAGCCTATGCCGTTCGCTTGGGTAAAAGCTCTAGCGGCAGCAGCGAGGGCTTCGGATTCAGATATATGAGACTCTGTTCCCTCCCGTTGTCCTTCCTCGTCGCTTTGGGCAATCTCGTCAACCTCACTGCCGTCAGGCTCCCTGGGCACGCTCCCAGCGGGACCACCATCGCCGCTATGTCCCTCGCTACCCTCGTCCACTCCTCCTTGGTCGTCGCTCCAGTCTGCACTAGGGCATGAGCCGACGAGTTCCCCGACAAGGTTATAGACGAGATTCGGAGTGGGAGTTGCTTCAGGATCGTGAGCCATAGGTTTATTTCGATGTTGTCGCTCTCAACGAGCAGGTATTTGAATGAGGTTGTGTTTTCCTCGGATCGGCGGGAGGCTTTTCCGAGACGTTCGTTTTTTGCGTAAAGTCCGGTCACAGGGTTCATTAAGAACCAAGCGCCGTTTTTGTTGTGCTGGAGCATATTATCAAGATACTCCTGCGGAGTTGCGTGGCTCCAAACGAACTGCCCTTGACTGCGCTCGTTCGTGAAGATAATAGTTTTTTCGTTAGCCCCGTAGAGGGCGCGGAGGGCTCCGGTGGTAGAAATCCAGTCGGGGTCAATCGGGCTGAGAGCCTTGATCTCCTCGAAGCTAGTCGGCCCTTTAGCGGTAAGCCGCTTGATTCCGGTTGGATCGGGTAGGAATTTGGGTATGTATTCTCCACTTGGGGCTGCGCCTTGGGTTGCCCTGCGGATTGTATTCTCAATCTCGCTGGGCTGTGGGGGGCGCGTCATCCACTCCGTGACGAGGTCGATGATTTCGTCTTCTTCAATCTCGTTCCTTATCAGAGCGTTGACAGCCGACATAAGCCAGCGGTGGCAACCCTCGCCCGCCTCGGGGCATTCTGCGATCCCGAACTCACTTGGGCTTTTGAGCGTCATCATTGTTCGTATCCTTTTTCTTCTTGAATATCAGGTCGTAGTTTTCTCGATACTTCCTGTAATTGACCCCCTTGCGGGGCTTGTCTCCTTTTCCGTTTCTTACTCTTATTATGTTTTGCGTCATAAGCTGCTTGTCTTAAATTTTCTGCGGGTAAATCTAGCGCGTAGCAAATATCGTCATAGGTCTTGCTGTGCAGGAAACTCAACGCCTCGTCGCGAATTATGGCGCTCCGCGATCCTGCCTGAACTATGGAATGCTCGATGATCGCGCAAAGCACTGAGCGAACGCCGAACATGTCCAGCTCCTTTTGGTTATTTGGCATAGTATCGCATGACCGTTGCTTCTGCCCCCATCGGGAGGCTCTTGCACCATTCGGGCGGCGTGGACATGATCGTTTGAATGTCGAGCCGCGCCTGTTCCGCAGATGCTTCATCCGCTTCGACTAAACAGACCGCTTCGTCGTGAACCCGCATGATGACTTCGTAACCTTTGCCCGATAAGGCGACCACGCGGTCCATAAACACATCGCGGGCAAAAGCCTGAGTAGCGTTTTCCGTCAGTAGCCCGCCGTAAAGTTTGCACCGCATCATCTTGCCGTTGCGCGGGATTAAACCACTCGAATCAAACCCGCCCTTGACATCTCGATACACAAGCCCGCGTTTGCTAGGTAGCTCGATTATGAGGTGTGTCCCTTCAGAATCTCTCAATTTCTTCTCGGCTCTTAACCATAAGCGGACGATTGCTGGGTTGGAGTTGCGGTAATCAGTCACGACACGTTCAGCCTCTTCTTCTGAAATCTCCAAGCCTGCCATCATTTTAGCTACCAGTCTGAATTTCCTCGACCCGCAGCCAAAACCTAGTCCTAGGACACGAGCTTTTGCCAGTTGGCGCAGCCCTTTATCGACATCTTTGAGAGGGCGGGGGTCTGTGTAGCCCATTGTCGCCCTCGCATGAGCTTCGTAAACATCGACTCCCGTGCGGAGAACATCAAGCGTGGCTTGATCTTTGGCGAGATGAAGTATGCAACGGGCTTCAATTTGTGAAAGGTCACAGACGACGAGGGTTTTTCCCTCTGGAGCCTCGATCATTGAGCGAATATCGACGCCAGCGACCACATCACGAGGTAGGTTTTGAGCGTTCCAGCCACCTGAACCGGAGTCCCGCCCTGTCGTCGCTCCGAAATACTTGAGATCATACCCCATTCGACCGTCGGGACGTGCGCGGACGAGCATGGTTTTGATGGTTTTGAGGTGTTTGTTAGCCTTGCGGTGTTCCCGCATCGCCTTAACCCATTGAAACTTGTCCGCGAACTCTTCTTCCCACCTTTGAGCCTCTTCCTCTTTCTCCGCAAATGAGTCAGGAGCCCAAATTCCGCACTTTTTGCACTCCTCTCGGACTGCATCGAGGCTTAGGGCGGGTCTTGATGGGTGCCACGGAAGGGAATTGCGGGAAATTATCGAGGCACGCTCTAAAATCTTCTCCGCTAGTAGAAGTTTTTTTGTGTTTACCGGAACTCCCCTCATTGTCATCTCGCGAGTGAGTCGGGACACTTCTTTTTCCTGGTCCGGCCATTTATCTGCGTGTTTAAGCCACAAATTGAGAGTGTTTTCCGCGTCCCCGAGCGCATATTTGCGAACTTCTTCCTGAAATTCAGGGGTCATTGCTGCCCACTGCTTCTTTTTCATCTTGTTCCGCACATCCTTGGAGACTTCCGTTCCGAGAAGGTGGTGGCTCGCCTCCTTAAGCGACCGAGGATAGCCAAGATAAGCTGTCATATCAGCAGTATCGTGGACCGCTTCGGCTTTTACCGGAGGGATGACCTTCTTTTCGATCAGGCACTCAACGAGCGTAAGGTCAAAGCCCGCGTTGTGCATAATCCATGTTTGCCCATCGACTTGATCCCACGGAGCATCCTTCGGATGCCCGACAAAACGGAGTCCGTCATCCCCCGCCATTGAGACGAGATAGATGTCGGTGGCGCGAGCATAATGCCACGCACCCATAGTTGAGACACTGATGTCATTGTCGTAGTAGGACTCGAAGTCGATGGAGCAAATCATGGAGCCAGTTCTAGGCGAGGTTAGCGATGAGTTCCTTCTGAGCTTCGGTTACGAGCCCCGCCGTGCGGATTGACGGAGTCCACCAAGACTTGTCCGCCTTGGTGACGATGCCGCTCCCCAAATCCCACTGCCCGCCTTTAAGCCCCACGGCAGCGAGGTGAGTACGAAGACTTGTTGCGAGCGGAACTGCGATGCCCGAAAACGCTGTGCTGGCGAAGGTCGCCACAGCGCGGGTGTAGCGGGTGCCGTCAGAGGCAATGTTGTAGAACAAGCTCTCGCTCTCTTCGGAGAGTCCGTCGATTGCTTGGATCAAGAACTCCACGGTTGCGATTTCAGAGAAGAACCCAATTCCGCGAGTCCAGTGAACCTGACCGCCCGCTTCGCGCACCTGCGCCGCCGTAGAGAACATACGAGCAGGGTTTTGCTCCCTGTCGTCATAAGGAATGTTTTCCTGATACTGCTTGAGCATCTGAAGCGCGATCACGCGGACAGGGAGCCCCTTCTTTTTGTCCTTTGGGTCTAGCTTTGAGATTTGGTGTTGTTTGTCTAGGACCCAAGTGCCAGGAGTGAACTGGTCAGCTAAGACACCCGTCTTATTGACCAAGTTGATGCGAGGCAGGCGTGTGTCGCTGCTGTCCCAATCCCCAACTAGACCCTTGTCTGCAAGAGCGTTAGGGGTTGCGATGTTGGCGAGCGTGTTAGGCTCTGCCGTGGTGAGTGCTTTGGACTCGGTAGTAGTTTCGATTTCGTCGAATGATAATGTAGCCATTTGGATTTTTAGTTTTAGTTTTGTTGTTCTGAGGGGAAGGTTGCGTAATTAGACGATACGGTTATTACTCTGTTCAAATTTTTTTGAGAAATTTTACAGTGCCTTCGATCTTCGCCGCGTTGGCGTCAATGAGGGAGTCCCGAAGCGCAAGTTTGGCCTTTGCCATCTGGCCTCGCTCTGCGGTTCTTGAGACTGCCTTTTCAAGCTCTCCGATTTTCACTTTTGCGCAGGCTGCAAAAGCCTCCGGCGTGATTTTGTTTTTAACCACTTCCCACGCGGCTTGCGGATCAGTGATCTCGAACGAGGAGGCTCGTTCAGCAAGTTCCCATCCTGGGATTTCAACACCCGAGAGCCGAAGTTCTAGGGCACGGGCATCAACCTTCTCAGCCCATCCCTTGAGGATTGGAGCGAGTTTTTTGGCAAGAGCCATTTTCTCAGGGCTGGTGATGAGCGCGGGGTCGTATTCAGGCGGAAGCGAAAGCTCCTCGGGCTTGTATTTGTCAGCAATCGTGAGTGCGAGGCTGTTGAGCTTCGGGCACTCGGCGCGGTGATTGCACCATGCACAATGCCCACCCGTCATGTAGGAGGCAGGGTCGTTGCGCTTGGCAGCTTCAACGATTGCCGCAACTTTCGCTACGAGATCGTCGTAATCTGCATCGCGAGTCCACTCCACCACGTCAATGATTCCTTGGAAGGGAAGTAGCACATGAACAGAAAGTTTGTTTATCTTGGGGTGCGCGTCCCATATTCCAACGGCATAGGCCCAAAATTGAGGCGAATCTGCTTCATATTTCCCCCAAGCAAATTTGTAGTCCACCATTTCGGCGCTCGTTCCGTGCAGCATGATGTGGTCGATGTGCCCGAACTGATCGAGGACTCTGTAGCGTCTCTCACGAATATCCTCAATAGGCGCTTCGCACTTGGCCCGCAATGTGCGGAGATACTGCAAGCAAAGTCCCGCACACTTGCGGAGAAACTCATCATCGGCAGGGATGACATCGAGGTTTTCCTTTTCAACGGCGAGGTGCCCTAGGGTTCCTCGGTCGGCTGCTGTAGTGTCGCGGGTGTTGTCATTGCGAAAGCCTGGGCACTTCGCTTTTTCTTTCAGAGAGGACGGGGAGTGTTCCGCGTGGGCTCTCTCGCTGTGTTCTACTACGGCGAGTGAAACTTCTTTCACATCGCGTGGTTGTTCTTCTGTCATAATTCTTCCTTCGTTCAAAATGTTTTGATTCTCGCGTTTGTGGCGCGTGAGGTGGAGGGCCGCTTGCTCAACGGTTCCTGGAGCATAGAGCCGGAGCGCGAGAGCGCGGTTCTTGCCTCCGAAGCGACGAATGCGCCCGATAGCTTGCTCTTCCGCCGTGCCGCTAAATTGAGGGCAGATGAGCGCCGTGCGCGGTGCGTTGCCGTAAACATCGTGGAGGTCGATGGATTGGCCCCCAGCGCCGATCTGGACGACAAGGCAACGGAGTATGTTTGCCTGAAACTTGTCGCGGCTTTCCTGCCTATGTTCTTGCTTAACCCGCCCGTCAATCGTCTCGCTCATGTCCCCAAGCAGCTTGGAAGCCGCGTCGATAGATTCATGGTAATTGAGAAACACAACCGCGCTGCCGCCGTCTTCCACGATCTGCGCGGCCCGCTCGACGAGGTAGGGAACCTTGATGAGTTCGATAGCTTGCCGTTGCCGCAGGTTTTTGACCGCGCCTGGATCGTTAGGATCGACCATCTCACCATAGAGTTTTTGAATCTCTTCTTTGTCAGGCGCGGAAATAAAAATCGGTTCGTCGGAGAGGAGGAGGTCGGGGAGTTGTTCGCTCAAGATTGCGTCAGGAGTGCGGTTGCCGCGAGTCGTAAAAATGGAATGGTGCAGATGTTCCATTCGGTCTTTGTTGTCGGCGGTTTTTGGGTCCCACTCCAAGCCGCCCCACTGCCCATTCTTTGCACCCATCTTTCGCGCCCAACTCCAGAACTGACGCGGGTGGAAGAGCCCTAGCTTGGCTCCAATGCTTTTCATTCGCAGCGGGCTTTCTGCGGCAGTTGCCGATAGCATCAGAGTGCGGTAGGGAGCGTCTTCGAGCATTTGCCCGTTTTGACTTTTCATCCCAGCGCACATGTGAACTTCGTCCACGATGAGAAGGAGAGATTCGGGAACCCACTTGAAATTCTTGCCCGCTTTTTTGACCCAAGGAGTGTTGCCTGTGCGAAGTTTTTCGGGGTTCTCGACGAACACTGGAGAAATCCCAAACGCCTCCAGAGTGGCTTGCCATTTGGCTTTGACGCTTTTTGGGCACACAACTCCGACTGGTAGTGCGTAACGCTTCGCTATCTCGCAAGCAATAATGGTCTTGCCCCCGCCGCATCCAGTGGCCTCCAGCGATGCGCCGTTGCTGTCAAGACTTTTTAAATTGGCCTCTACGGCGTCCTTCTGAAATTGGTAGAGTTCGTATTTCATTCAGGCTCGAAACCGGAAATCTGCGAGGCGCACTTGGCGTAGCCCGCGATGTCAACATAGGTGTCTTTGGTTGGCGTGTAGCAGGCACGCGCCAGCTTTAGGACGATCATCATGTGAGCCGCATCCAACGCGGAAATGGGGGCGGATGGGTCTTTTCGAGCCGCAAGATACCAGTTCCAACCTTCTGCGATTCTTTCATGGTTCGAGGAGGCTTTGTCGTAGTCGCGCCGCCGATCTCCGGTCGTGATTTTCATCGCGGTTGCGAGGATGCTTTCGTTGCCAGAGGCCGCTACAGCGCGGCTCAACGCTTCGTCGTCAGTCATTTTATAAGGGATGATTCTCGGAGGATCGAAATGAAATCTTCAGCGCGGATCACGACGATCCATTCGTGGTCGTTGCGCTTGTGAAAAACGGCTGGTATTTTTCCCTCCTTGGCGTCTCGCACGGCTTGTGCAAGCCAGTTGTAGGGGTTCCCTGCCTCCACGCGTTTCACTTCAATGTGAAGCGGAAGAGAGTCGCACACGACATCACTTTCAGTTAGCCCGAAGCGCCCTTGCGAGAACTGAACCCCGCGCTTCGCGGGGAACCCCTGGTCGGTTAGAAAAGTGGCAAGCTCCCGCTCGCCGCGTGCGCCTTTAGCGCGTGAATTGATTTTTCCCATGTGTTCTAATACACGGTTATTAACCTATTGCAACTTGACCTTTGGCCCACTTGACCAAATCAGCCTCGCGATACACGAATTTTTTAACCCCCAGCTTGCGATAGGGCAGGTTCATGTTGTCGCGCCAGTAGGCGAGCTTGCTTCGTGTGACCTTGCGGTTCAGAAGCTCTCCCAGCCGCTCCATTGCGCCGTCTGCTTCGTAAGAGGCTTCGGCGTCTTTGGCTTTTTGGATAGCGCCTGCGATTTCCAGCCGCATCTTCCCGTCTTCCAGCGGAGTCGCGGTAAAACTTCGGCATTCAAAAATTAGTGTTGTCATTGTTTGAACCGAGCGCGAATGGCTTCGCGCACGATCTCCGATATGGATTTTCCTGTGGCCTTCCGCTCGGCCTCCAACCACCTTTCGATGGTTGGAGTCGAGGGAAAAGAGCGGATGAGTTTTTTATTCATCCTCGCCAATTAGTTCTGGGTCTGCTGCGGCTGATAACACTGCATCGTTTAATAAAAACTCAGCCAGTGATTCGGGGGTATCCCCCGAGGCTTCGGCAAGAGCTTTGAGGTGCGTTGCGGTGGTTTCGTTGACGGCCAGTGTTAGTTGCATATTTATTCGGAACGGTTATTTACTTTCGGGTTGTAGAGTTTGCCCAACTCTATTTAGGGGCTCTAGGGGAAAATTTTAATACAACACTATCTAAGGGTTGCAAGTTTCTTGAGTCGTTCAAGAATCTTGTCGTCCAGTCTAGTTTGGAGGCGTTCATCCGCGCTGTCACTTTGGCGCTGGATCAAGTCTTTTGCGGTAGCGCGAATTTCGCCGCTTGGGTCTTCTACTTCTAGGAGCTTAATCACTGCCTCTCGAATAACGGCGGATATGGTCACGCTTTTGAGTCCGGCAAGCAGCGCGACGGCCTTGTTATTGATCTGGCTTTCGACATAGGACACGCGAAGTGTTCCTTCTTTGAGTTTGTTAGGCATTTTTTTTTCTTTTGTTAGTTGTTTGTCACCGCATCTTCCGTCCGACATCTGCACGGACAGGCGGGTTGTGAGTATAGACGCAAAGGTTACGCAAGTGTTCAAATAAATTTATTTTTTTTTTTTCAAAAACTTTGCAAATAACCTCTGCGTCTCCGTCTAACTCATTACCACTCTAACCGGATACCTTTTTCGAGTGCAAACTTTCTCACACTGTCGGGGGTTATGCTGAACCACTCCTCGGCTGCAATTTTTGAGACGAGCGCCTTGTAATGCTTGGCTAACATGGTGGGGGAGTTTCCGGCGACCTCGGCAGTCATGGCTGAGTTGCGATGGAGCGCGAGATGATAGGAACAGAACGAGTGACGCAGAGCGTTGTCTTTTGTTTGCACTCCGAGCGTCTTGAGCAAATCGGCGTCAGGCGGGTGGATTTTGTGTGTGGCAACAAGCGGCCCATCTTCCGGCCCAAACTCTTTGAGCCAGGCTTCAAGGTTCGGCGTGATGTCCAGCGTGCGTCCGGTGCGTGTCTTCGTTATCTCGGGCGAAAGGCGAATCATTTTTTCCTCAAAAAGAATGTTTGACATCTTGAGTTTTCGGCTACCTGCTTCCGAGCGGCGCGACCCGCCAAACGCCATCAAAGCTGTGTAGGCGAGGTATCGCTTGTCGGTTGCTGCGAACACCGCGAGAAGTTCTTTCGGGCTGTAGAACTCGGGGGTCTCATCACCGATGGCAGGAAAATCCGCTTCGATCTCCAACTTGTCTTGGCTGATGAAACGCTGTTTGCGAGCGAAGCGCAGGAGCGCAACAAGCGAGCCAAACAAATTGTGTTTCGTGCGAGGCTGGTATTTAAGCCCGCGCAAAAAGGTCAAGTATTCTTCGTTGGAAATTGTGTCGATGAATCTCTTTCCAAACTCGGGAGCCCACACGTTGCGATGGTGGCGAAGCGTCTGGTAGTAACGGTTGGAGAGTTGGCGTTCCTGAACTTTTTGATAAAACAAATCCCACACCTCCGCGAAAGTTTGCGGGTTCTGCGAAGTCTTCTCGTGAAACTTCAAATAGAACTCCACGGCAGCGTGCATGGGGATTGAGCCAAGCCGCTCCTTGCACTCGTTGAAGTAGCTCACATCCTCGCCTCGCAGCGCGGTAGCGTTTCCGTCGCATGTCGCCAGATGCCGTATCACCCGCTCCGCTTCTGCCAGAGCGGATACTTCGTCGTTGTAGGCTCGCGTGTAGGTCTTGCGTCCCACTTTCCAAAAGAGTCGGAAGGTGGTGTAGCGCCCGCGCTCTAATTTTTGCACGCGCACGTTGGCGTGTCCGCAGCGCAGAACGGTTGTTTTTTCGTCAGGGTTTTGAGTTTGGATTTTCATTTTTTGGTTTGTGATTTTGTCCAGAAAGTCTGGACAAAACGTGTTTCGGGTGTAATAACCTATTACACTTTTTATACAACCGCAAGCGGAAAACCCGTAGTCTTGCGTAGGAGAACCGAATTTTTGTCCAGAAAAAATTTGGACAAAAAAGAGCGGAGCCTACGGGGCTCGAATTCGTTTACGGTTTTGTATAAACTCTTATAGGCTATATGTTTTCACAAAGTCGGTATTGACTTTGTCCAGAGTTGGACAGACTTTGTCCAGAAATGTTCAAGCAGAGCGCGGGAATTTTTGTTGATGACGGCAAGACGCCCGTCCCTAAAGGAAGCAAAGTTCGGTATGGGTTTGTTTACCCTGAATCGACGGCGGATTGGACGATTGAGTTGCACGCTTACCGAAGTGTCGCTCCAGATGGCACACCTCGCGAAGATAATTTTCGCCGTGCCGCGCAGATGTTTTTTTCCAAAAGCACGGAGCCTTTTGTTTGGCACCCGTGGGCCGAAGAAATGCTTCACGAGTGTTGCACGAATCAGTTCGTCGGGTTCGCTGGCTGCGGTTCTTCGGGCAAGTCAGATTTCATGGCGGTTTGGATTTTGCTTAACTGGCTCGCGGCTCCCTTTCACACGCTGGGCTTGCTGACCTCGACTTCGATCCGCGATTCCAAGAAGCGCGTGTGGGGTGCAGTGCAACGCTATTGGCCCGCGATTAAGTCTGTCTCCCCCGCGAAGCTCACTGACACCCCCACTCCGGCGATCTATGTCATCCGTGACGGAGTCCGCATGGAACAAGCTGGCGTGTATCTCATCCCCGCTGAAGCCAAGAAGACGAGTGAGGTGACGGGAAAAATGCGAGGTATGAAAGCCCCGCGAGTCTTTCTGGCGGCGGATGAGTTGAGTGAGTTGTCGCACTCGCTTCTCGACACTGCGATCTCGAACCTTTCCAACAATGCGGTGTTGCACATCTGCGCGGCTGCAAACCCTGTTTCGTATTACGACCCCTTCGGAAAATTTGTTGAACCGATAGACGGATGGACTTCGGTCTCGGTGAATGACAACCGCTGGGAAACCAAGCTGGGAGGGGTTTGCCTGCACTTTGACGCGCTGCGGAACCCGAACTACATCGCCCGTGAAAATCTCTGGCCGATCCAAAAATTTGAAAAGATTGACGATGCCGTCGAACGCCTAGGTGAAGACTCACCGATGTTCTGGCGTGACTTCCGTGGGTTCTGGCCTCCTCAAGGAATTTCCAAGGCGATTTACTCGGAGTCGGAAATTATCAAATTCAAAGGCGATCAGACTGCGGTCTGGCAAGGTGCTACGACCCGCATCGCGGGCATTGATCCATCTTTCGTTTCTGGTGGCGACCGCTGCGTTCTTTATATCGGCAGCTACGGGCTCAATCGCGACGGCAATGAACAGGTATCATTTGATACCTTCCACTACATCGAAGATGAGGCGAGTTCCCGAGAACCCCGCACATTCCAGGTGGCGCAGAAGATTGCCGCTATTCTGGAGCGGGAGCGCGTGCGGTTTCAATATGTCGGCGTTGATGTCACAGGTGGCGGCGTGCCGTTCTGCGATGCGCTCTCGCGGGTCCTAGGGAGCAATGAATTTCTGCGGGTGCATTTCGGGGGCTCGCCGACTGAGCGTTCTTTGTCGGCCTACGACTCGACTCTGGCGAAAGACAAATATACCAACCGAGTCACCGAACTTTGGTTCGGCGCGAAGGAGTATCTTCAAAATGGACAACTTCGCGGAATCTGCCCCGACCTCGCGCAGGAGATGACTGCCCGCAATTTCGAGACTCGCAAATCGGGCGGCATGAAATTGTGTGTCGAACCAAAAGCGGATATGAAAGCCCGTATGGGCAGATCGCCCGACGTGGCGGACGCGGCGTTTGTTTTGCTTGAGGTAGTTCGGGAACGACTCGGTATCCGACCGCCCCAGGAAGGCGGGGCGGGGAATCGAGCAGGGACGACATGGCGGCGCATGATGGATAAAAAATTCGCCCCAAGGCGAAATTCCCCTTGTCTTTTGACGAGTTAGGTGTAATAACCATGTAGGTTAAATAATGGAGGCCACTGAATATCCGCTCACTATTGAACAAGGTTCGACATTCCAGATGCAATTCCGCTGGAAGGTAGATGGCGTCATTATGAATCTAACAGGGGCCACTGCTAAAATGCAGTTGCGTAGAAGCTATTCAACACCAGTTGTTTTTGAGCTAAATACGACCAACAGCCGAATCCTACTCGGAGGTGCCCTAGGGACAGTATCCCTCGAACTTTCCCCTGAAGAAACCGAAGAAATTCCTTCAGGGAATTTTGTATATGATTTGGAGATAACCACAGGCGGGGTCGTGAGAAAGCTCATTAAAGGCACCGTTACTGTCACGCCGGAGGTAACACGATGAGTAGTATTATTGAGATCATTGGTAGTGGTTTGACAGGGCCTCAAGGCCCACGCGGATTGCCTGGAGCGAACGGCACCGCTGGAACCGTCGGCCCCGCAGGCCCCGCCGGAGTGCAAGGCCCCGCCGGAGAGCGCGGGCCGCAAGGACTCGTCGGCCCCGCCGGAGAGCGCGGGCTTCCAGGAGAACGCGGATTGCAAGGCCCCGAGGGCGCGCAGGGGAGACAGGGCGAGCGCGGGCCTGTCGGCCCTCTTGGTCCACAAGGCGAGCGGGGGTTCACTGGAAATGACGGTGCAGTCGGCCCCATTGGCCCCGTCGGCCCTAGGGGGGTTGCGGGAGAGCGCGGCGTTCGCGGCGAAACTGGATTTCCAGGCAACAACGGAGCCCAAGGCCCTAGGGGATACCAGGGCGATGTCGGCCCCGTAGGTCCCGCTGGCCCTCCTGGGCCTGCTGGGCGCACCGGAGCAACTGGACGGCAAGGAGAAGTTAGTAGGTCAACAGTAATGGCTTACGCAATAGCATTAGCATAATATGAAACAACAATTCACAGGCTCAGTTACACTCGACATTCCTAATCGGTTAGTCATCATGCAGGGAATCGAGCTTACCGCAGATCGCGTCCTTCTGGTGGTCAACGCAACAGTTGGGTTTGTTTACCACAATTTTTCAGTCGATGAGACGGCCAATGTAAGCATATCGGCTGGTAACACGATTATCGAGTTCCCCCCCTACAAAGACTGCGACACCCATACTAACTCCGACAAAATTTCTATTTTTTACGAAGACGGAGTCGATCTTGGAAAGCTCATCCGCGACGAAAGCAACGAGACACAAACGCTCCTTCAGGCTGAGTTTGACCAGACCCAGGTTGACCTTGCGGCGTTCCGCACTGAGGTCAAAGCTGAGAGTGATGCTACCCAAACGCTTCTCCAGACCGAGTTCGATCAAACTCAAACAGACATTGCCGCTTTCCGTGTAGAGGTTAAAGCCGAGTCCGACGAGACACAAAATGTTATTGTAGCTTTTCGCACTGAAGTCAAAGCCGAGTCCGACGAAACGCAAAGCCTGCTTTTGGCAGAGTTCAATCAGACCCAAAGCGATCTAGCGGCGTTCCGCACTGAAGTCAAAGCTGAGTCCGACGCGACCCAGACTCTTCTTCAAACGGAGTTTGACGAGACTCAAGCCGACATGGCCGCTTTTCGCGTCGAAGTCAAGTCCGAGTTTGATCAAACGCAGGAAGCGATCGCGGGCTTCCGCTTGGAGGCAAAAAACGAATCGGACGCCACCCAAGAACTGCTTCAATTTGAGTTCGATCAAACGCAAGACGCGATTTCTCATTTCCGCTCTGAAGTCAAATCAGAGATGGATCAGACTCAATCCGTCCTAGAGACGGAGTTTCATAACACGCAAGACCTAGTCACTGATTTTAAGAACGAGGTTAAAGCCGAATTTGACGAGACACAGGTCACTCTTGGCGCGTTCAAAACTGAGGTCAAAGCTGAGTTTGACGAGGCTCAATCTCTACTTTCGCAGTTAATACAGAGCGAGTTCGATCAAACACAGACCGACCTCACCGACTTTCAAACCGAGGTAAAAGCGGAGTTCGACCAGACTCAATCGGACATCGCGACGGTTTCCGCAGCGATCCAAACAAAACTTGGAACTGAGTCCTCCGCAATCCAAGCCAAGCTCGGAAGCGAGTCCGACGAAATTCAAGACAAACTCAACACCGAAAGCGGAGAGTTGCAGGTTAAAATCGGCACCGAGTCGGCCAATGTCCAGAGTAAACTCCTTGAGTATAAAGACGCAATCGTCCTTAAAATGGGCCAAGAGTCCACCGCCGTTCAAGACAAACTCAACACCGAAAGCGGAGAGTTGCAGGTTAAAATCGGCACCGAGTCGGCCAATGTCCAGAGTAAACTCCTTGAGTATAAAGACGCAATCGTCCTTAAAATGGGCCAAGAGTCCACCGCCGTTCAAGACAAACTCAATGTTGAGTCTGGAGAAATCCAGACAGCTATTCAAACCGAATCGGGCAATGTCCAAGGCAAGCTCCTCGAATACAAGGACGACATTGTCGGAACCATGCAGGCTGAATCGACAGCAGTTCAGACCAAGCTCAATACGGAAAGCGACGAGATCAAGCAGACCCTTGAAACCCAGTCGCTCGCGATTCAGACCAAGCTCGATCAAATCCTCGTCGATGACTTTAAGAACTCCATCGTCAATGCCATCAACACACAGGGCGATGAGATTCAAACAAAGCTCGGCGTTGAATCAGACGAGGTTCGCACTGACCTGACCGCTTGGCGGACGGAAGTCAAATCGGGCCTCGACGCTACTCAGACTCTTCTTCAGACTGAGTTCGACCAAACTCAGACCGACCTTGCGGCTTTCCGTGTAGAGGTTAAAGCGGAGTCCGACGAGACGCAAACGCTCCTTACCGACTTCAAAACTGAGGTCAAAGCCGAGTCGGACGCTACTCAGACTCTTCTTCAGACTGAGTTCGACCAAACTCAGACCGACCTTGCGGCTTTCCGTGTAGAGGTTAAAGCGGAGTCCGACGAGACGCAAACGCTCCTTACCGACTTCAAAACTGAGG